TTGTCTTCCTTGACGGAGGCAGTGACTTGATTGTCTTTGAGTAGCTGCCTAGCTACGTTGAGGATTGCTGGATTTGCTTCTCCAGACTTGATGACGGTCAGTAGCTCTTCGATTGTAAGAGCCATCAACTCGTCTAGTAGTTCTTTATTTCCTGCCATTCTTAATCTCCTTCCATAGTTTAACACTGACATAAGCGAGTGAAACAAGTCCGAGTATAATCGCAACGAACGTGTTCACGTGTTCGAGAGTTATTGTGCCTAGTAGTCCAGCGATGGCTACAGCAGGTGTAAGATGGCTATCGTTGTTCATTATGCTGTCGTTCCTAATCTAACAAATCTTATGAATGTTCTCAGTCTAGAGCCTCCACCACCTCCGACTTCTCCACCTTGTGGCATATAAATTGATGTAGATAATTTATGATTTGAAGTATCAGTAATTTTAAAAACTCCGTCAAAGTAAGCATTAAAGCCACCAGTTGCGGAAGCTGAAGTTAAATTAATATCAATAGCGTCTGCAAATGATGAACCATCTGTTGCGCTGTTCAAGTATACGTGACCTGTAGCAGCACCACCACTTGCTGTTTGGCTGCCCGTCACTCTTAACACTACATGATAATAACCTTCTGTACTAAAACTAAAAATTCCAGATGAATGAGTTACATATTGTGTACCATAATTAAAAAGTAATCGGTCAGCTATTTGACCACTACCATAAGAGGTAATAGTATTTTGTGAATTTGCAGATATTGTTTGATTACTTGATTTTGCAAAAACTTGTAAATTATCTGGTATTATAGTAGGAACATTACCATCAGCACCATTAACACCATCTACACCATCCGCACCTGCTGCACCTGCTGGACCTTGTGGACCAACAGCTGTTACGGTATCCGCAGCGTTCTCACGAACTTCTTGAGCTGCAAACAGCCCTTGTCTGTAAGCTGTGTCCAAGTCACTCTCCGATAAACGTGAACCGTTCTGGAAGTCTACCAAGGGTGCTTGAGACGATGCTCGATAGATACGAACCTCACCAGCAGAACTATACGTACCAGCATCAGCGACAGTGACGGTTGTTACGTCATTGCTTGTTGCTGCATCAGTTACTGGAAGCTCTGTCCATTCTGAAGCGGAGTTAAGTTTACCGACAGCTTTAATGTCGGCTAAGTTTAAAAACTCAAAACTTACCGTAAAGGATGTTGAGCTTGGATTAGTTATTGATTGATATGACAATGGCATCTCACAGTTGGTTATGGGGGTTAATAAATTATGCGTCTAGCAGTGCTTGTAATGTTTCGGTTGATGCACCTCTCTGTGCTTGTTTGTTGATAGAGCGCATACGCGTATACTCTTGTTCGATTTCTGGAAACTCTTCCATCATCAAACTCAGAGAGCGTGAACGGTACTTGCTCAATACTCTATTGATAAGTTTAACACGAGGACTCTTCAACGCTCCGTCCGTAAGTGGAGAGAGTCGTTGGTATCGTCCACTCTTGATTAACTTCTCAAGTTCTTGTCGGAGAGTTCTACCTCTGATCTTTGTGTCACTCAGGAGTTCTAAGCGTCTGTCGTAAGCAGTTTGTCCTTTATCGTTAACGAACTCGGTCATGTCGATACTACGGTCAAGCATTGTGCTTGTCTGAGTGAATCCATGATCAAGTGCTGCAAGCTCTTCAAACACTACGTCACCGTCTCTTGTAGAGATAGACGAAGGATTGAACGGACCAACGAATGGAACCTGTTCCATGATGACAGGCTCTCCTAAGATGTTACGCTTGGGGTCTAAGTTGCCGTTACCAAACGGAACCTTCTTCATGAACGCATCACTAAGGCTACGAACTTCCCTAGAAGTTGTGTCACCCATAACGGACTGACCTTGATACAGAACATTGGGAACAAACCCACCAGCAATGTTTCGGATTGCTCGTTCCATCTTTTGGTCAGGTTCAGAGATAGCATCAGTCAGGAACTTAAGACCTGCTAGATAAGACTTCTCAGTTACGTTCCGTGATAGAGATATAGAAGCTGCTGCGAACATTTGCTCGGCAGCGGTTGTGTTGTGGCTGGCATGTTCATCCAGCTGCTCAACAATATCTACAAGGATACCGAAGTGTGTTCCAAGCGGATCAAGACCCGCAAAGCTTGCGTACTTGTTACCAAACTTAAGAGAATACTTCTGCCATCCTGTTGCTTCAAGCGTCTTGCGCTGTGCAATATCTTTTGGACCACCACCTGTAATGAAGTCACGGTTCGCCATAATCATATACAGCAACGTGCCGTTGATCATAACAGATGTAGCAATCTTACCTCGTGTTCGTGCAACCTCGATAGGGTTACGAGACTCTAGCTTCATACGCAACTCATCTTGAGTTCGTTTCAGCATCGGCATGTCAGGCATCATAGCAAGTGCGCTACGTCCTGCATCCATCATACCACCCGATGCACGGTCAAACGAGAACTTCAGAATGTTTACTGGAGTCCGAATGAACGGAAAGATCAGACGAAGTGGTGGAACCTTCTGCGTCATCGCTTGCGCCAAGTCTGCGAAAGCACCAGCATCGTTAGTGAATGTTCCGTAACGTGCTTGCTCTAGTGATCGCGCTGCTACGTTGTCAATGTCAGAGATGTTCTCTAATCCAAGACCACCTTCTTCGTATGACTTAAGCATGTCTGCACGTTTCTGTGTCTCTTCACCGATGATACGATTTACTTCAGCACCTCTCTTCTGAGGGGTCATAGGCTTCTTACCTGCAGCAACGAGTTTATCATCCATTTGCTTGACCGTTGCTTGCGCAAACTTCATCACACCAGCATCGGAGAACGCACGTTCACCATCCACAAGAACAGCGTCCATACCTCTCATAACATACTCGGTCAATGCGTCAGGGTCTTTGATACCTAACTTCATTCCCTTCAAGGTCCATTCCATCTTAGCGTTCTGACGGAATATCGATTGCTTGAAGACTTCGTCCATCGCCATGAGGGTCTTAGCTGGAATGTTAACAACATTCTCACTGAACCAGTTCATGGAGTTCTTAATTGTCTCTTCAGGAGCAGCGTTATCAAAGTATTTTGGAATACCTGTGTTCGCTGTGTTCTCAAGTGGGTTACGTCCGATGTCCAACAGCTGGTCTTTCATCGAATACACATCTAAGAAATACTTCATAGACTCACGGAACGACTCAAAGGTTGACATCTCTTTCAGCACCATACGAGTGATAGCAGGATCAACAGATAGTCCACCAATTGCTAGCTCAGTTTGAAGAAGAGTCTGAGTAATCATGTTACCAATACCATTCTTCATCATAGTGCGAGGACCAGACAGTAGGGAGTTGATGAACCAGTTCTGTGCCATTTCCATAAACTTGCCACCTTCGGAAGCTCGTCCTGCTTTAACGACACCAAGCATCTGGTCAATCATGTCCTTAGCTGATGTGTTCTTAGGATCACCACCTGCAAGAATGATTCGGTTAATCAGAACATCAAAGTTGTTCTTCTCTCCCTTGTTGCTTGCCATGTATTGGTTCACAATTTCTTGAGAGCGGCGCTCTGCTGCTGATAGACTTAGCTTAGTCCGAGCAAACTGTGTTGACTGTAGACCTTGACCAAATCCTCGACGGAGGTTGGAGCCAGCAGCAACTAGGTTCAACATCTTCTGGATGTCTCCCATCAGTTCTGCACGGTCTGCATCAGTAGCTTCAGCACTTTGCGCTGCAATCTTCTTAGCTTTCTCAACGATATCAGCTCCTTGCTGTACGGCGATAGATTCTACTGTATACATACGAGCTGCAATTCGACGCAACGCTGCTGCATCATTACCTGCTGCTCGGACTTCTGACTCAATTATGTCAATCTTTTGACCAGACATCTCAGCCATTCGTCGAGCTTGCTCAACAGCCTGAACGACACCGCCACCTTTAAGTCCATCAGAACCTTGTAGCTTACCGTCTTCATAGAAGCCGATGCTTCCTGTCCTTTCCATTTCCTCTAGGACTTGCGTCTCAGCCTTCGCTAATACTTCGCCAAGGTCGTATGCTGTTTCAACTTCACCGATAGCCTTGACTGTTCCTTCAACAGCAATTTGACCACCTCTGTTTTCTACAGTGATGCCTGCTTTATTTTCGCCTGACTTCTGGAAGAAACGATTCTCGTTCATCCGTGCGCCTCTTGACCTGATAGGATTGACGTACGGTGTCTTGTAACTCTCTACAGAATACTTTCTGTTTTGCTTACTAACTAGGTCAGCAAAGTTTGAGACAGTGTCTCCTAACAAAGTTCCCTTAGCGTCAACACCAAGAAAGTCTTTCAAGACCTGAATGATGTTATCCCATAGACTTGTGTTACCAGTCTTAACACTTTTTAGATAATTCTGGAACTTAGTGTTGCTCATAGCTTCAGCTAAGAACTCGTCTACGTTACTAAGACCGTACCACTCTCCAATACGCGAGCGCATTCCAGAGCTGTCCAAGAAACCTGTGGCATCATTCAAGCTGCCCATGATTCCCTTGAACTCTTCAGGAGCGTTATCAAGAGCTGTCTTATAGCTCTCCAGTAAACGCTTGAGTGGCGGAGCTGTGTCAGCACTAGCAATAAGTTCATCAACCTTTGCTAAGTAGTCAGCACCTTTAAGAGTACTAATTGTAGATATTTCTGGTGGGATGAAACGAACCTGAGCTGCATGAGTAATTTCGTGAAGCAGTGTTGCTTCTGTGAACACAGCATCTCGTGCCATATCTCCATCCGCAATCTGTGTTCGGTTTGAGTAAAGCTCAATGTTTTGTTGGTTTCCTTTAAACCCAAATGAACCAAATGAGTCGGAGTCTTCTATGATAGTACGAACAGTTGTTTCAAGAAACTCATTGTCTTTTCCTAAAATTTCTAAAAGACCAGCTGCTACTCTTTTAACTTGAGGTGTTGATCCATTCTCAGCAAAACGCTCAAGCACAAACTTAGCGTTTGTCTCTCCAGCAATGTTGCCAGAAAAATCTCGCTCCATGCCTATAACTTCTTTGTCATTTAAATAACGAAGTGCGGGAAGCTGCATTACTTGTTCGAGTGCTGGGTCCTTAATCTCTCCACTATTCTTTGCTTCGTCACCAGTCTTGAGTCCCCACAATCGTATTTCTTCTACGGACTTCTTCATACCTTCATTAAGGTTAATTGAGAAAGAAGGTTGGGCGGAATCGAAGTATTCACTCGGCACTTCTGGATTATATTTCCTGAAGTGATCATCTAAAGTGTCTTTGAAAAGGTCTATAACATCAGGAGAAAAAGAGTTGTTAGCAGCGTCAAATAACTCATCGAAATTTTCTAATCCTTCAAGACCCTCAAGTTCATCTTCGTCTAATCCAAACCTGTTTAATTCAAATTCAAAGTCTTGTATAAAAGCTTTCTCGGCTGAAACATTTTGACCGCCTCGACGAACAAATGATTCCTTCCATTTATCTATGAAATCCGACTGCTGAAAGTCGAACATAAGTTCATACGAACCATTGCCACTTATGTCTTCTAACTCTTTCATGGCAGCTCGATACTCTTCCCCAAGGGACGTTGCCTTTTTTGTCCTGTCTGTTTTAGACATTTCAACCTTACCACCAAAAGGTTTAGCTACCTTGTTAACGGCAGACACCATCTTATCTTTGTATTGATTGAAGCTCTTGGCATCTTGTTTGACAGTATACTCGCCAGTCTCGTCTCCTTCTTTAACCAATCGTGATGTTAATTCATCTGCGGCTTTCTTACCGAAGATAGCTACAACTTCATCATCGTTCTTTGCTACTTTAGTTTCTGTCCGTCCGTTTTTAGTAATATCAAAAGAACGAACACCATCATTAACAGAGTTTAGTTTAATGTTATCAACAGCTGAGTCGTAGAGATTTGCTATCTGTTGAGGCGTTGCCCAACTTACTTTGTCATACCCTTCCTTAGACGCTAACTGCATAATCATACGCATAGCTGCTGGTATGTAACTGTCTTCAAGAGGGATTTGTTTACCTTCAGTGAAGTCGTTACCTCTGTTCTTTTGTATGATGTCTGATTGTAACTCTTCTACGTAAAGAACCCTTGAGCCATCTACATCATCTGTACGGTCTGTTGTTCGGTAGTGAAGAAGAGTTTTGTCGTTGAAGTGTTGGTTTACATTTTCAGAAGCTAGTCGAACAGCGTCATCGTTTGTCTCTAAAATAAACTCACGATAGTTATCACCACCGTCCTGTTTAAAGTCTCCATATACACGGTTTGTGTCTGTTCCTGTTCTTTCCTTTAATGAGAAATTGAACAGCTTCTCTTCTAGAAACTTATCAACCTCTTTCTGCGTGACACGCTTAGTTCCTTTTTCAGTTAACCAATCGTCAAAGCCCATCCAACGTAGCTCTTCGCCTGTGCCTTTTTCTCCATAGGCATCAAACTCTTTACGTAGTTGGTGTGCCATAACACCGCCATCTTTTATCTTCTTGGACTTAGTGAACACACTCTTAGAAGCTTTAACAGCAGGACTGTAATCCTCTACAGGCACTGTACGAATCTGCTTGAAGTCCATACTTTCACCAATCTTCTTGGCTTCTTCTGGCTTGGTCTTCATCTTCTT